ATGATGCGGTAACGATGCCCTCGTTCACGCTGGAGGAAGGAACAACCACTGGTAATGTTGATCTCGACACATCAGACGCCATGAACTTCACCGGCGCATCAGGCGGGTATCTGTTCGACGCCGTGATAGACGGTACGGACATTATCAACACGACTATCGGAGCAGGCGGGGCGAGCAGCGGTGCGTTTACGACTATAACAGCATCCGGAACGATTACCGGGTCGAGCACGGTGAGTACCGGCGCCTTGACCGCGGCTCCATCGGTGAGTGTCAAGATGTCGCCGACATCGGATATCACCGATTCGAACTTAACGGTAACTCTGCCGAGCGGGGTTCCCACACTGAGTTTCTTTGGAACCGACGATGATACCTACACGATCAGTATCGACACCGACGATAAGGCACAATTTAGTGGTGCGAGCGGCGGGTATCTGTTTGACGCCGTGATAGACGGTACGGACATCGCCAATACAACCATCGGAGCAGGCGGAGCGAGCAGCGGTGCGTTTACGACCGGTACGTTTTCTGGTGCTCTAACGTATCTTGAAAGTGTTGTAATAAATGACACTAATGAGACATTAGACACCGCATTGTCCGGAACAACGTACGTGTCACGACCGCTGACCGCAAAAAGGGTAAAGACCCTTCCGACTGCTGCGGTCGGATTAAATTACACGTTCTTTGTTGCCGACGCCGATTCGCTACGGATTATCGCGGCCTCCGGAGATTCGATAATTACATCGGCCGGGGTTGCAGATCGAGCCATAGGCAGTGTTGCCGGGACGGTTAAGTTACTCGCCATGGACTCGGTACGGTGGGTAATGGTAAACACTCTCGGTACATGGACACAGGATCACGGAGTAGAGTAAGATTGGGGGTGATGGATTGGAACGTTTGACAGCGACAGTCACGACCGACGGGGATGGGGCGGCGACCGCGTATTTCAGCCCGACACAATCGGGATACATCAGGGGGATACGGTATGTCAAAGCCGGATCGGGATCCTATTCCGACGGAGTTCAGGCGATATTCACCGGTGAAACGAGCGGAATCGCCATCCTGACTTGGGCGGCGATGAATGCCTCGGCGACACAGTGTCCACAGATGGCGACCTGCGATATAAGCGCGACCGCGGAATGGTACAACGATGAGAGCGATGAGGCGGTCAACGCGCCGATCCCGATCAGCGGGGAACGCATCAAGGTGGTGCTGTCGAGCGGCGGCGCCACAAAAACCGGGGCCTTCCATGTATGGGTAGGTTGACACCGATAACCTCTATGGAGGATATGATGAGGAAATTTTCAGGAACGAAAACGGTACGGATGCGGACAACCTACGCGGGTCCCGCCGGCAACTGTACATCAGGCAATACAATCGAGGTCGACGCCAAAGAGGCTGCGCTGCTGATCAGGGGCGGGTATGCCACAGAGGTATCGGGCCGCGAACTGGCGGCGTTCAGGCCTGCGGAACGCGCGGTGATTCCAGCGGCGCAACCGCGGGTGGCTGCTCCGGTCGAGCCTGATGAAGAAATCGGCGAGGGTGACGACGGGTGAAATCGAAACTGTATACGGCGCCGACTGTCGAGCCGGTAAGCCTGCTTGAAATCAAGCGTCAGTTGTCGCTCGGCTCGGTGGCGTTCGACGAGATGATCTCGACGACGCAGTCGATCGCTCCGGGCGCGCATGTGATCGCGGCGACTTACAGCCTCGAGGGAAGCTCGGTGGATATCAGCGGCAACGATGCCATGGTGGTTTTCGAATCCGGGACCAACGGCACGGGCGGCACGGTCGATATTAAAGTGCAGGACTCCTCGAACGGGACAACCTGGGCCGATGTGGCGAGCGGGTCATTCACTCAGGTTACCACCGCGAACGACAACACGTCCTATGAGATCCTCTACACCGGGCGCAAGCAGTATCTCCGCGCGGTTGCCACCGTTGGGGTTGCAACCTGCGACTTCGGGGTGACTGTCGTCGAGGGGTCGGTGTATACGGCGGAGGACGATCTCCTGACTCTGCTCATCGGCGCGGCGCGCGAGCATGTTGAAAGTTTCCTCGGCCGTGCGCTGATAACACAGACCTGGGACGCCTATTTCGACAGGTTTCCATCGGAGGACGATTACCTCGAATTACCGGCCTCACCGCTGCAATCGGTTACTACGGTATACTACACCGACAGCACCGGCAAGGAGAACACTTTCGCGGCGACCAACTACGATGTGAACATCATCGATGAGCCGGGGCAGGTAAAACTCGGGTACAATAAGAGCTGGCCGTCGACAACGCTCCGTCCCATGCTGCCGGTGCGGGTCCGTTTTATTGCAGGTTATGGCGATGCGGCGACAAATGTGCCAAAGCCGATTCGTCAATATATCTCAATACTCACGGCGACCATGTTCGCGCACCGGGAAAAGGAAGTGACTGGGACGATCACGAGCGCGCTGAAGTTCGTCGAGGGCTTGATTGAACCATATCGGGTGACGATATGCTGAGAGCGGGACGGCTGCGGAACAGGATCGACATCGAGAAAACACGGGTCACCCGCGATAGCCGCGGCGGCGAGACGGACAGCTGGTATACGCTCATCTCATCGGTACCGTGCGCCTTCATACAACTGACCGGGCGCGAGTACTACGCGGCGCAGCAGGAGTTCGCCGATGTTGATATCCGGGTCGAGATGCACTACCACCGGGGGGTAGACGAAACCTGCCGGGTGAAATACGGCGGTAAATACTACGACATCGTGGCGGCGATCGATGTAGACAGCAAGCACCGGGAATTGAACCTCATGCTGAGGAAACAGAAAAATGTCTGATGCGGCGCAGATACTCGGGATGAAAGACCTTGAGAAACAGTACGGCAAGCTCGAAATGATTCTGGACGACCGGGATCTCGAGGACGGCTTCCTCGCCGGGTGCCGGAAAATGCGCGACCGGATGAGGTCAAAAGTGAAGAAGAAAACCGGCGCGTTGGGAAAAGCCATTGTGGCGAAGAAGTTCCGCTATAAAATCAAGGGGCAGCCTGCCGCGTTTGTGGCAGTCGACCGCCGTAAAGCTCCCCATGCGCATCTTGTCGAATTTGGTCATGGCGGTCCACAACCTGCGCCGGCGCACGGGTTCTTCCGGCCGGTGGTCGATGAGTTCGAAACGAACGGAAGCGAGGTCGAGCAGGCGGTTGCGCAAAAACTGCAAAGCCTTATAGAGGGAGTGAGCCGGTAATGGAACTGAACGAGGCGCTCTATGCATACCTGTCGACCTACTCCGGCCTGACCGCGCTGGTGGGCGACCGGGTATATCCTGCCGTCGAGGTGCCTCATGGTACACCTTCACCATATATTACCTATCAGGAGATCGACAATCCACAAATACATACATCGGGCACCGATGACGGCCCCTATCGCCCACGGTATCAATTCAACTGTTGGGGTAGAACATACAATGAAAGTTGCATTGTAGCGGTACAATTACGAGCGGCGCTTAAAGATAAAACAGGGCAGATCGGCGGCGAGAGCGGTGTCACCCTGCAGCGAGCCTTCCTTGAAGATGAAAATGAACTATTGGATGAAACGACGAAATTAAAAGCGAAGGCGCTTGACTTTATAATATGGCACGAATGAGGGGTGAGGTGATACTATGGCCAAGCATGTATTGACAAGCATGGAATACCTGGTGGGCGGCTACGATCTGAGCACCGACCACTACGATCTGAAAATGAACATCCAGGCCGAAGAGAAGGTGTGTCCGACGTTCAAGGATACCTCAAAGGCGAGGATCGCCGGGCTCAAGACCTTCAACTTGGAGCACACCGGCTACTGGGCTTCCGACGGGACCGACGAGCCTGATGATGTCATGGACGCGCAGATCGGCAGCACCGCTCAGGTGGCGTCGATCTCTCCACTGGGGGGCGCGGTTGCGGCGATATGCTATTCGTCGAAGGGGCTGCGGTTCGGGTGTGGTTTTGGGGCGCCCATCGGCGGAATGCTGACATTCAACTCGGCGGTACGCGGCAGCGGCGTTCTGGTAGTGCGCGGGTCAAAGCTCGCCACCGGGCTCAAGTCGGCAACCGCCAGCGGGACCGCCTATGAACTCGGGGTTGTCAGCGCATTACAGAATCTCTATGGAATACTGCATGTGACGACCGCAACCGGTCAGGGCGATCAGACGCTCATTGTGAAAATCCAGAGCGACACTGCCGAGAATTTCCCCTCGCCGACCGACCGTATCACCTTCACCACAGTTACCACGGCGGTGACTGCGCAGTGGGCGACTCCGGTTGCCGGGGAGATCACCGATACATGGTGGCGGACTGTTTATACAATGACCGGCACGGGAGCGGAGAGTTTCACGATCCATGTGATCATGGCGATTCAGTAAGACAACATCGATAAACTGCGGCGGCCGATCACCGCTGCAGAAGAAAGAGGGCAGTGTAGGTGCCTACACCATCTACATCTGCCCTCTTTCGTTTGTATGAGAAACCAAAACACAAACAAATAACAAGGTGGTGAATGATGGCAAAAGCAGTGGGGTACAACTTCTACCTGTCGATCGGCAGCGATGTCAGCGCCTTCGTGAAGGATATGATCGCGAACCCGTCGTATGAGGAGCTCGATTCGACCACATCGAACACAACCGGCGCGCGCGAACGTCTCGCGGGCCTGGCTGACTGGGAGATCAAGGTAACTTTAGCCAACGACTTCGCGGACGCTTCGATCGATGATATCCTGTTCGCTGCACTCGGCGTACAGACCGCGATTGTTGCGAAATTCGTCGGGCCGACAACCTCGGCGGCCAACCCTAAGTACACCGGAAACGGCATCTTCTTCGACTACCCGGTGGGTGGGCTGGTTGGTGCTATGAGCGAAACAACGATAACCATCAAGGGTTCGGACGGTGTCCCGATGGCGCGGACCGAATCCGACGCTTAACAAGGGGGGGGTATGAAGGCGAAGGAAGTTGACATCACAAAGACGCTCCGTGAGGAGATCCTCGGTTGCGATGACATCGAGACCCGGATGGTCACCGTCAAGCAGTGGAGCGGGCGCAAGTTCCTCGTCAAAAGTTTCAACGGCGAGGAGCGCAGCCAGTTTTGGGAATTGTGCACCGACGAAGAAGGTAAAATCAACTCCAGTAAACTATTCCACATGAGCATCATTATGGCGGTCTGCGATCCAAAGACCGGTCAGCCGGTGTTTACTGTAGACGATTACGACATCCTGAAAACAAAGAACGGTATGGCGCTCGACAGTCTCGCCCGGGTGGCGATGAAAATCAACGGCCTGACTATTGACGAGGTTGAGGCCGCTGAAAAAAAATGAAGTTCGGTCATCCCGAGCGGCGGTTCTATTTCGCGCTGGCGCGGGAACTGGGGATGACCGTCAAGGAATTGCTCTCAAAAATCAGCAGCCGCGAGCTGACCGAATGGAAAGCGTTTTTTGAACTCGAAAACGCCGAAATGAAAAACGCCGAGGCGCGATCCAACACAGCGCGGTAACTACACGAGGAACGATACATGGCGAAATCGGTAGGGAATCTGTTCGTGCGTCTGTCGCTGCAGTCGAGCGGCTACACCAAAGGCCTGTCGGCGGCGAACAAGGCGGCGAACAAGACGGTCCGGGATCTGCGCGGGGGTTTCAAAGACCTGAACCGCGAGATCCCGTTCAAAAAAATCGCGATAGGGATAATGGCAGCCGCGACATCGGCGGCGTACCTCTCGGTCCGCCTCGTCAAAGTGGCATCAGACGCCGAAGAGATCAACTCCAAGTTCGGTGTGGTGTTCAAGGATCTGAGCAGCGACGCTAACCGGTGGGCGCAGGAGTTCGGGAAAAGCGTCGGGCGCGCCAACCAGGATGTTAAGAAATGGATGGCAACCCTCCAGGACACCTTCGTTCCGCTGGGATACGCGCGCGACCGGGGCTTCGAGCTGTCAAAGGCGCTGGTTACCCTTGCGGTCGATGTCGCCTCGTTCAACAACGCCGTCGATGACGATGTCCTGCGCGACTTCACATCGGCGCTGGTCGGCAATCACGAGACGGTGCGGAAGTACGGCATTGTCATCACCGAAGCGGCGCTCAAGCAGGAAGCGCTCCGTAACGGGTACACCAAGAACTGGCTGCAGCTCAAGGAGAACGAGAAGGCGCAACTCCGCTACAACCTCATCCTCGCCGGGACCGCCGACGCTCAGGGCGACGCTATCCGTACGGGCGACTCCTACGCCAACCAGGTCAAGCGCATGCGGGCGAACATCACCAACCTATCTGAAAGCATCGGCAACTCGCTCCTTCCTAATTTCACCAGCGCCATTCAAATGGCGAACGACTGGGTGAAAGCCAACGAAAAAATGATACAGCAGAAGGCCGATGTGGCTCTCAATAAAATCGGTGATGCGATGAAGTACATCTACCAGCACAAGGATGCGCTGCAGACGGCAATAGGTGTGTTTGTCGCTGGATTTGCGATAAACAAATTAGTTTTGATTTCAAGTGCATTAGTCACTATCGGAAAGGCGCTTGCAGTAATCGGTGCAACGCCTTTTGGGGGGGCGCTTCTCGCGGGCGCCGGTATTGTTGTAGGCGGATATGGCCAGGGTAAAATGGCTGCAAAAGGCAAAATGATACCTGTTGGCGCTGGCGGCCCTTATGGTATGGCGATGCCGATGGGGATGTATCCAGGGCAAGGAGGTCGACGAAATCTACCGAAGATGGATTTACCATTCAGGGATGAATTGCCGGGTGGATTAAAAATGTTGTTTGGTGGGGCAGGCATTGGTCGATTAAATGTGCCAGCATTTAATGTTGATTTACCTTCGGCACAAAATGCTATGGGTTTAAAAATGCAATTACCTCGTAGCACTCGCGCCGGTGCGGCCCCTGAAAAGCCGGCGAATGTCATGGCCATGGAGTTCTCCGATTTCACGCGGATACCGCAGGCGCAGATTAATCAGAACGACGCGGGGTATCAGAAGTTGTTAGATGATGCACAGGAGTACAGCGACAACATAATCTCCCTCAAGCGTGAGGTGAAAGAGCAACAGATCATACTCACCACCACCGGCTTCGAACAGCAGCGTCAGCTCGAGGTGAAGCGCTACAGCGAGGAGGTGGAAAGTTACAATAAGCAGACCAAGCTCATCGAGCTCGCGCGCGAAAAGCACAGACTCAACATGCAGATCATCGCGCAGTCGGAAACGCAGCAGATGATTCAGAGCGCCACGAACTTCGCGGTATACTGGAGTAACGCGCTGGTGTCAGTGGTCGAGCAGTCGGGGAATTCGTTCGCCAACATCGCGCGCATGTTTGACCAGATGATAAAGAAGATGGTGATCCGGGCGGCGGTTGCCGGATTCATCGGCTACATCCTCGGCGGGCCAGTCGGAGCGAAAGCCGCAGCGACCGCCGCAGTCGGTATGCCGAGCCTGCCGTCAGGGTCCCGCGGGAAGAGCGCGGTGTACACCGATCAATCGAGCCTCACTATTTCCATCGGCGAAGGGGCTCGCGGCATGAACACGAACGAGATAGCGAGGGCGGTGGACGATGTCATCCGTACCCGCAAGAGCGCCGAATTCGAACGTCTCCTCAAGGCGGTTGGGTGATGGCGAACAACTTCTTTTACTATCCGGACGCGACCACTCCGACGACCACGCTGGAGTTCAACACCAAGGGTCACCTGTTAGACGGGTCCGATGAGACGGTCGAGTTCAACCAGATTACCAGGCGCTCGAAAGGCGGAACGCGGTACGCTACCAGCTTCGGCGCAAGCAAGCAGCTCTGGCAGTTCGGAGCCATCGTGCGGGAAAGCTCAGAATCGCTGGCCGATAGGGCCGATATGATCAGCTTTCTCGATACGGTGCTTGGCGCGGTCGAATACTTCACCTGGCGCGATGAGAGCGAGGTCGACCGTGTGGTGTGCATCGTTGACGGGTCGATAACCTTTCGTAAGCTTTCAAGCGACCTTGTTCGTTGTGAGATGACACTGGAGGTGCAGTGAAATATCTGCTTCCCATTATTGCTATAATACTCATCGCAGCGCTGTATGCCGGGACAGGTTCCCTCTGGCGCAACCAGTACGACGACAGCTACATCACCTACCGGTATGCGGTCAATCTCGCCGAAGGACGCGGGCTGGTGTTCAATGAGGGCGAACGCGCCGACGCCGCGAGCTCATGGCTGTTCACAGTGGTGCTCGCCGGATTTTATCGGATCGGTTTTCACAATCTGGAGCTGGTGTCATTCATCCTGAATATGGCGGCTGTGGGAGCGATAGCGGCGTTCGTGTTCCTCTCGGCTGTCCATCTCGGTCTGTGGCAGCCGGCGGCGATCCTGCTCGGTCTCATCGCTTCACTGCACGGTTTCATATCGGGCTGGTCTGCGCTCGGCATGGACACGGTGCCCTTCGCGGCGCTGTTAGTGATGTGGACGTACTGGACATTCATCGATAAACGGATGGTATTCTCGGCGGTGCTCACCGTCCTCGTGGTGCTTATGCGGTTCGAGGGGATGCTGGTGTTGCCAGTCTGGTACATGACGATCAGACACCATCGGGTGTGACATGAATAAAATTCGACTGCTTATACTGTTGTCAATATTGATTTCATCATTTAGTCTGAAACAAGCATATAGGGCTAAAGATCGAGTTATGGAGCGTTTTTCTGAGGCTGAAAAGAGGATATTAAAAGTTGAAGATAATAGCACAAATACTATTAAAATGTTAAAATTAGCATGGATCATTAAAAACACAGTTAATAATACCGACGATAATTTCCTCAAGGCAATAAACATACGAAACCATATCTACCAAAATGTACCCTTGAAAAGAACGCCTGATGGGTTTAACTATTTAGATTTCGATAATTCGTACACGTGCTCAATACGAGATGAATCGGTCGGTCATTACTGTGGTGGTTTAGTTGCGCTCTATGCCACAGCCCTTGAAACACAAGGGATTCCCGCACGTTATGTCGGTTACTTTACCGATAACAAACAACCATACGATTCCCACGCTACCATCGAATTCTGGTATAAAGACAAATGGTACGCTTCCGACCCGACTTTCAATGTAATGTATCTGTATAAAGGAGAGTATTTATCATATTCAGAATTATACATATTAGTGATAAACAATATACCTTATGATGTAGTATCAAATGGGTTCCCCGTTTATCCCGAAAGAGCCATTGGTAATTATCCCGTTAAACCTATTGATTTTATGAGTTATATGGTTATTCATCCGAGCGTAATATGGGTGGGCAACAAGAAACTGTACTACCCGATGGAATTGTTTCCCTCGACGTGGGATGGCTCAATAACCTATGATGATATAGGGAAAAGAGATGTACGAAATTTTGAAGGAATTTATAGATATTTATATCACTGGAATTGATATGAAACCCAGACACCTGATAGTATTCATTTTAATCGCTCTTTATTACGCGACGCGATACCTGTACTATGGCACTCTCCTCCCCCATTCGGTCTACGCGAAAAACCTGCTGGCATACTACCACTCGCAGCCGCTGAATATACTCATGACATGGTACAGGTTCGCGCTCGCGGCCCCGTTGATAGCGGTCGCCGGGATTGTCATCGACCGCCGTCTGCGCTGGCTCGGGGTGTATATCCTGCTTTCCGTCGCGTCCTGTCTCGCGGGGCCGAACTCCGATTGGGTGCGTTACACGGTCCACCTGTTTCCGCTCATGCTCATCGCCGGGATCCCCGCGCTGAAAAGACGCTCTGTGGCGGCGATCGTCTGCGCCGTCCTGCTGTGGCAGGGTTACGGATCGGTGCAGTGGATGCGGTATCAGGCGGCGAGGCTCGCACCATGCCAGGTGATTCGCTGCGAGATGGGCGACTGGCTGCAGGCGAATGTCGCAAAGGAGGAGTGGATAATCAGCAACGACATCGGCGCGATAGCCTACCGTGCAAAGGATTGCAGGTTCATCGACCTTGTTGGGTTGACCTCGCCCGATATACTGACCGCCTACCGGAATGGCGAAAACAGCGATGGTGTGATCGCGGACAAACGACCGGCGTACATCGCGGATACGTTCAACATCGTCGACGGGAACCTCGTATACAATCATGCACTTCATAATATAGCGTTAAAATATATAACCGGCAAACAGTACAGCAGGGATATTATGATAGCAATCGCCGGAGTCGAGGGGATATGAAGACCCTGACCACCAACGTTTCCACCGGCTCGAAAAAGCAGGGCTCTCGTCCGCGCTTCTTCGTGCGGATCCCCGACGCTGACCTGTTCCTCGCCACAAAGGCGCAGACCGACAGCGGGAGCGCCGAAGCCTTCGTCGACACCATCGAACGTCTCGGGACCATCAGCGAGCGCATCGACCGTCTCGGCGGCATGAGCTCGGTGTCCGGGCTTGACATGTCGAACCTTGTTCTCGGCCAGCGGCTGACCCTCGCCACCGAAGCGGAACGGTCGCCGAAGTATACCGTCCAGAGCGGGCAGACCATCCTCGGCGCGGGCAGGCTGGTGAAGGCCGGGGCTTACGGCGACACATATCTCGATGTGCGCAATGCCACGACAGCGTCGAGCTTCTCCACAGTGCTCATTGTTGTTGGGCGGACCTACAGCCCCGGAAGCGAAATCTTCACGAACTACCGTGGCTTCCTCCACTTCGATGTGCCTGCCGGGATAACGACCTGCGAGGAGGCGGTGATCCCGCTGCCTGGCAACGGCGACGCTTCTGCGACCGACTTCGAGCTCTATCTGATCGAGGGGAACTGGTCGAGCCTCGACACCGGGACCTTCAATGATTTCGACGGCTGGGCTTCGAGCGGCGCCTACACGGCCGAGATACTCAATGAGCCTTGGGAGAGCTCCGAATTCCAGAGCGGGACGAACTACATCCGCCTGAACGAGGCCGGGCGCAACCTGATAGTGGCAAACAGCGGCGGCTCGGTGAAGTTCATCCTCCTGTCGAAAAAGGATTACGCGAACTCCGCTGATCCATCGGGCAACGAGTATGTGCAGTTCGATGCGATTAGCGCCACACTGACCCTGCGGTATAACTCAAAGAAACTCGATAATAAAGAGGTAGAGATTTACCTCGACTACGAGCCTGTTGCCACGACCTACACCGGGATGCAGCTCATCAGGAAGTTCATTATCGACGATTACGCGGTGACCGACAGTACCCTCGACCTGGTGATCAAGGATAATAACTTCAAGCATGACCCGGAGATTCCTCGAGATATAGTAACGAAAGAAGATTACCCCTATTGTTCATCAGAAAATATTGGTAAACCCATACCGATTCTTTATGGAGATTTTACGTCAGTAAAAGAATTCAGGGAACATGCTGGATATTTTACAGAAGAAACAAATGATACTATATGTAGCGGAGGCGAATGTTTCCGCGGTCTCCTTGTAGATACTGTATACAATTATTTTCTTTTCGCTTCTCACGCGTTGAAAGAAATAGCTGATTTTATGATGTTATGGGATGGGGGGCTTGAAACCTATACCATTATCCCATGTATAGTTACAAATATATCTACGGGAAAATATGGAATATCAAAAGGAACCGATGATGCAGACTTTCCCTATTATATGACTACTGAAGATTATCCAAACCCTGCCATTAACCCAATCATTGTAAAGATACCCTATATGGGCGGAACTGATGGTATAATAGATTATACTAACTCCCAAAATAACGATCCATCTGATTGGGCGACAATTAATTCACATAGTGATTATTTAATTTTAAATTCCTTCGATATGTCATGGGGCGTCTCCGGTATGTTTGATACCATGGCCTTCGTGATCGAAACTTTTGCGCTAAACGGATATGGTGATAGTAATTGTATAAAATTCAGACATGGCGTTTGGAAAGATGACAACACTGAACTTCAGATTGTGGAGGAACATATTACGTCGAATGGCCAGCATGTCTATGTTCTGGATCATGCTGAAATCCCAAATTCAAAAGTAAACACTATCATAGGAATATACGGTCAGCAGTGGCAAGAGGGTGATTTTCTTGATGGGTTTGATCCGAATTACCCAATCAAATTCAGGAATGTCTGTATCGTACGCGGGTTTAGCGCAGGACTCGTCAATAAAATTTATGCTCTCGGACAAGGCAAGGCTGATGACGTCTCCGGGACTGTCACAGGCACACCCTCATCGCTCATCGAATGCCCGTCCCATGTCATCGAATCCTTCGCGCGCGACGAAATGAATCTTGCCGCGGCGGACATCAACACCACATCGTTCGACACCGCGGCGGTCGCGCTGGGAGCGTGGGAGTACGCCTTCCAGATCCTCGACCGCAATAAAGCGCACAGTCACCTCGATGCGCTCGCGCAGCAGTGCAGGAGCCGCGTGTTCTGGGATTACAGCGATACTCTCAAGATGGTGACCTTCTCCGCTACAGCCAACTTCTCGGTCAGCGGGACCGACGTTCCCTCCGGGCTGGATATCTTCGACGCTACCGGATCGCCATCGGGCGGTTCGTTCACCACCAACCCGATCCTGCCGAACAGCCTGCGCATCGGGCGGGTGAGTCTCGACGATGTGTTCAATGACTTCATCCTGCGCTACCGGAAGAACTACGCCTCGGGGAACTTCGACGATGTGCTCTACATGGACAACGGGCTCGGGACCGCCGGGAGCGTGGCGACCAACCTCGACGAGGCGAACCTCGAGTGCAGCTGGACGCTCACCGAACTCGCGACCCTCTGCGCTGATAGCTACACGACCTTCGGGTCGACCAGGACGCTCACCTATGAGGCGACCCACATCCGCGACGAGGCGACCGCGTCGAAGCTCCTGCAGTACCTCATTGAGCGAACCTCTCAACGGTGGTATACGGCGACCATACAGACACTATTCACCGCGGTCAGCCATGAGCTCGGGGACATCATCAACATCCGCGACGACCGTGTCGACGACCTGTTCGGCGCGGCGACAGCGTACTACAAGAAATGGGAGATCATCGGGCTCGATACGAACCAGGACTCCTGCGAGATAACGGTAACGGCGATAGAGGTATAGGGATGCTTGAACCTGACAACATATACCTGGGACACACCCTCGACTTGTTAAAGCCGGCGCCGGACGGCTTTGTGGACTGCGTGGTGACGAGTCCGCCATACTGGGGACTCCGTGATTACGGTCTTGAGCCGATAGTTTGGGATGCGAAAGAGGGATGCCAACACCTGTGGATATTAAAGCATAGTTCTGGTTTAACTGGTGGGCAGAATCAGGGGAAGAAGAATGAAAATCCAGATGGATGTACTTACCGGCCAGTTCCTCCAAATGACTCAGCTTTTTGTTCCCTCTGCGGCGCATGGCGTGGATCGCTCGGACTCGAGCCGACATTCCAGCTCTACATCGACCATCTCATGCAGATAATGGCGGAGTGCAGGCGGGTGCTGAAGGATACGGGCACGATGTTCGTGAATATCGGGGATAGTTATAGTAATCCGAATCAAGCTGGTGGTGGAGACCCAACTATCGGGAAAAGGAATTTGGGTGGCGCGGGCTATCCAAAGCGAGGCATGTCCGGAATCCCCGCCAAATCCCTCGTCGGTATCCCCGAACGCTTCGCCATCCGCATGACAGATGACCTTGGCATGATACGGCGCAATACCATTATCTGGTATAAGCGGAACTGTATGCCCTCATCGGCAAGCGACCGCTTCACGGTGGACTTTGAGCCCGTTTATTTCTTTGTGAAGCAGGGGGATTATTGGTTTAAACAACAGAGAGAACCTTATATCTATGACCTTGACAGATGGGGTGGAGATTATAAGATAAAACCAATACAAGAAAAATTAGACCCATCAGAAATGGCTTGTGCAAATAGTTTAGCAAGAGAAAGAAATATGCGCCCTAATCTCAATGGTCGCAACCGCCGTTGTATCTGGGACATTCCTACCGAGCCGTCGAGTGAGCCGCACTTTGCAATGTTCCCTCAAGCACTGGTCGAGCCGATGATCGATGCCGGATGCCCACCTGATGGAATTGTACTCGACCCGTTTTCTGGCATGGGTACGGTAGCATCGGAAGCGATAAAGCAAGGGAAACGGTTTATCGGGATAGAGTTGTCGCCCGACTATTACAAGCTGTCAACGAAGCGCATTGCCCTTGAACTCCAGCAGCTCAACCTGTTCCATAACACAGAGGTGGCGGTATGAACGAAACGACACCAGGCACACCGGCGACGCCGCTCTATAAGCGGAACCTGCTCGCCGAACACACGGTGAAGATATATCGGCCTTCATTTCCGGTGAAGCGCTCGGGCAAAAGGCTGGTTCGTGACAAGAGACACGCGCGGAACGCCGACGGGATTGTGATCTTCGGCAAGAAAAAATACCGGGTGCAAAACGACGGTTCACTAAGAAGGATCGATGGCTAAAAAATCAGGACAGTTTGTCGGGCCAAGCGAGGGAGCGTCGACAACAGCAGCGGCGAATATCGCCGGAACTCCGACCTTTGTCAGCCACGACACCGGGGCGATCGCCATCACCTGGGATGAGAACAGCAACTCCGATGTCTGTGATTACCTGATCTACGTCGAGGAGGACGGCAGCCCTGCCGGATATGTCCAGGCGGACGGCACGGTCGACTCCGGCGAGATATGGCAGACCTTCGCTGTCTGGGGAGCGAGCGTTGAGGTAACCGGCCTCACGGTGGATACACCGTACAAGTTCAAGGTACGGGCCCGCGACGAGGCGGATAACCCGGTCGACTACAGCGCTCTCTCCGTGACCATGTGCACCGATCCGGGCATCGACTACGGGGTGCAGTCGAACAACCTCGACAGGACGGCCACCGGCGGCGACACCATCGTCGATGAGGATGAAGGGCTTGTCATCAGCGGAACAGAGGTGCCATCGGGCGAGGAGACGCAGAGCGAGCTCCCGGAGTACTACGGGGACATCACAGTCACCTATAGACTTATCAACGATGATAGCACCGAGAGCCGCGTGGTGGTGGAGTACTCCGAGAACTACGACCCGGACGATGAAACGGGCGATTGGTACACAGCGACAGAAGGATCGGGAGGCGACGGTCTCACCGGGCTGAACACCTCGGCGGCGGGGAAGAGCCATACCTATGTGTGGGATTCCTACGAGGATTCAGGGAAGTCGGAGCTCGATGTAGCAGTGTACCTGCGCATCACGCCGTACGACGCATCGCCGACGGGGGGCGACGCCGCGAACGCTGTGGCATCGGACGCCTTTGCAGTCAATAACCGTCCCGGCAAGATCACCTGGGCGAACGCGGACGGCAGAACTTTCAGCAAGGATACGACGCCGGCCTTTATCGCGACGATTCCCTACCTGCGCGCCGGGACGAAAGGGTACCCGACATTGAGCGTCTACGAGTCGGACGGGACCTCGCTGGTGATGGAGCGACGGTCGGTATGGGCGATCGATGGATGGGAGTATGAGGACGACACGGACAGCTGGAACTCGCTCACGGTTGCCGGGATCCCGGACACGGTGATCGACGGTACGAATAGAATGCGGTATACGGTGCAGGCTGCGGACGCGCTGAGCGTCGACGACGGCTCGACGGATTACATCATCAACGGCTATATGGGGGAGGTACAGGACCGTGGGTAAAATCGGACAGAAATTCAACGACCTTCCGGTCGAACTCTTTCTCGCCCTCGCGATTATGGTGGTGGCGATATTTATACTGGTCTGTATTAACCAGGGGATATTTTTAAAATGACAACGAAAGAGAAAAAAGCCTGGTCGGCGGCTGCTGCGATAGGAACGGTCATGGTGGTGATCCTCTCCCAGATGGGGGAAACCCCGGAGCCGCCGGTGAGACTGAACCACATGAACCGGGCGCAGAAGGATTCTGTCGTCGCTAAAGAAATCCGCGAAGCAAAGATCGGCGATGAGATCGTGTCCCTGCGTACCAAGACGGCGCGGATAACCAAAGTTGGTAGTAATAAATTCAACGCCAGGATTACCAGTGCACCGCAGAACTATCTCGACGACGCCGACAGTGTGTATAAACCGATCGATCTGGCAGTCAAGGATGTGTCCGATCTCGCAAAGGACGATCCGCTCAGAAAGTTCGACAAATATATCAATGCCGGGAACTTCCGCGCAGGTTGGAAAAAGAACAAACGGCACGATGTATCGTTCTACCGCGAGAACTCGTTCATTTCCTACACGGCGCTGTTCGATACCATCGATGTACCGGTCACGACCAAGTTCAGCACTGTCGGGGTCAAGCAGACCTACACGTTTGCGGATGTGGAGAGCGTTCAAGACCTGAAATGGCTGATGTCGTCGAACACCATCAAGCAGAAAAGACCCGACGGCGGGTTCAATTTCTACAGTGACGACTACAGTCTTCAGTTCATCATGCCTGCGCCGACCGCCTGGGATGCGAACCATGTTTTTATTCCGGTGACCGCAACAATTTCTGGGGATACGCTTATCTATGTAGCGGTGATATCCGAAGATGTGGTGTTTCCAGTGACGATTGACCCGACAACTGTGATAACAACGAATGATGCTTATATATATGTAACTAATGGCACGTATGTAACTGCGCGGGATGCGGTTACTGGAGATGCTGTATACACTACGATCCTGGGTGTAGGTCAAATAACGGATTTTACTGTGATGAGAAATTTTTTCTCATTTGCAATCCCCGATATGACTACTTTGACCTCTGCTTCTTTGTTTTTGGAAGGTAATTCAGACAATTCAACCACCGATTTTGAGATTTATATCCATGCTGCAACTCAAAGTACTCCGCTTGTAAAAGAGGATTTTGACTTATTTGACGGACATCAAGCGAGTGGGGCATACAATGGCACTCCTTTGACCGACGCATGGAGTTCGGCGGACTTTTCACCGGAGTGGAATGAATATATATTCAATAATGATGGACTTGCTGCTATTTTTGCAAAGAAAAATGATATATTCAAAATAGTGGCAATTTCCGAAGAGGATTATAATAGTTCCGCGCCGGTAGCTAATGAATATGTTACTTTTGAAACTTCTGCTACTGCTGATAAAGAACCGTATTTATCGATAACGTTTTTATTAGTGCCAAATGCACCTACCAACTTTGCCAATACATCCGCGACAACGATGACACTTTCCTACTCATGGACGGACAATTCGGGTGATGAACTCGGATTTAAGATAAAGAATGCTGGCGGGGATACGGTTACTGTTGGTACGTATGATGCCGAAGCAGAAGTCGGTACTGTTGAAGGATTGGGAGTCAATACCCGGCATGGTCTCCGGGTCTTTGCTTTCAATGCCGATGGCTGGTCAACGCCGTCCGATTCAGTCGTCACCTATACCCTCGCCAACCCGCCGGAACTGTGGGATTTCACGAACATCGGGGCAACCGGAACGGTCGATGTTGGATTCGGGGAAAACGGCAACCCGGCGACAACCGAATACGCTGTCAGGGATTCGACCGGTCAGAAATGGATACAAACCGATGGAACCCGTGGGGAAACCATTGCCTGGGCGACCTATGCGGTCTGGGACGCGGTAACGATAACCGAGCCCGGCACAACGGGGACTATCCGCTATTCGGTCATGGCGCGGAACGGGGACAACGTCAACACGGCGGAGATTACTGGCACGCTTGATGTCTATAAGTACCCGCCATGTACGTCATTTGCCCTGAGTAATCCCGATACGACATCTATCGATGCCGCATGGACTTTAGACGGAGTGCATGTCGATTCGCTGTTGATAATGAATAGCCCGGAGAACACCGCTGTACAATATGTATCTGTGGCGAAAGAGGATACGACTGTCGGTGGACTCACGCCGAATACGCTCTATACGTTCTTTATCCGTGCGGACTCTGCCGGGACAAAGGGCGATTCCAACGCCGATTCACTCTACACACTTGCTGCGCCGCCGATAGCATGGGATTTCACCGAGGATTCCCCACTTGAACTCACGCCGTCTTTCAGCGGTGGCAGTAATCCCGCTGGGACGCAGTATGCGATCCGGGACTCGCTCCGGCATGTGTGGATTGACGCGGCGGGCGTCCCTATCGGGACAAAGACATGGCGCACCGAAGCACAGTGGGAAGCAATCACCCTCACTGGATTGATGTATGACCAGCAATACCTATTGGGAGTTGTGGCGAAGAACTACGATGATATTGAAACCACCTATCTCTGGGGAACGGTCACAACTGGGGCGCTCACGACTACTATTCAGGCTATTGAAGATGGGGGCCTGGTCAGTATCCCGCAGACATCGAATTACGCTCTGTTCAATACAGTTGATCCGTGGTATGGTTGGACAGATTCAACCTCTTACGCATCTCGAAATTATCAATTTTCCGAGTATACGGGGCAAGCTTCTTTTACCGTAGGTGAACATCTTACCAGTGGAACATACTACACGTATCGAAGTTATGTTAGATTTAACACTGAATCAATACCGGATGATGCAATTATCGACTCTGTAAAAGTAAAATTCAAATTAACAGACAAGAAGTCTATATCGAGCGGCGACTCATTGTACTTGTTAAGGTCTTCCGGTTTTACCCCAGTAGATAAAAAACAGTGGTTTTCTCGATTTTATACATGGTATCCGTCCGGGGCTTATCCTACTGCCAATTTAACAAAACTGGCTCCAGGGGAAAGCCTATATTCGCTGTCAAACGGGGATTCCACGAACATCTATTACAAATTTAACGCCGCAGGTTTGGCTATCGTTAACAAGACCGGCTATACTGAAATGTTTTTGCTGACAGAAATGGATAGGGCGGGCTTGCCTCCGTCAAGCGACCAATATGTTACGCTCGATGTGGACTATT